GTACCACTATGAATTTTGGTTGATGGAAATGTTATTAAACGATTAGCTTTACTTTCAATTACTTGTCCATCATTAAATTCTGTTCTTCCATCATTACTATTAACATAAAAAATAGCAGTAGTACATTCAAATGGTACATCAACATGATAACCATGCTTTACTATTTCTGTATGTCTTGGATTTAAATTTGCTTTAATTCTTACAACAGATCTTAAATCCAATCTTTTATCTTCTAATAAAGGTATTAATGTTTCCCAACATACTTTATCAAATACTTCAGATCTATTGTATATGACATTATATAATTGCCAGTTATCTAATTTGTCACATACATGAACAAAACTATCTGGTACTACCTCATCACCCCATAACCAAGGCACTTGGTAATATCCACCATTAGGATTTTTATTCTTTAAAAAAAGATCTAAGATATTATTATAATTAACTTCACTTAGAAAATCATCATATATTTCAACCATTCATTAGAGTCCCATGTGATCTACGTATTTGTCTTAGTTCTTCAAAGTCTTTCTTCTTAGTACCACCATCATATTCCCATGCATATCCTTCTGCGATCATTTGTTCGTTAAGAGAATAGTCATCATCCCCAACGTATAACCAACCAAGAAGACGGCCATACTTGCCGACCCCACCAACGAGCTCAGTCCTAATAGTGAGCTCATCATCACCAGTAAGAGTGTCTTTGATTTTATCCTTGAGCCAATTCGTTGCATCAATCCCTAGCTCTTTCTCTTCTAGATTCCTCGTCCTCTTCTCTGGGGTGTCCACACCTGCAATTCGGACTCTCTCCTTCTTCGTCAGGCTGAACCCAAGGTCCAGTGTCACGTCTATCGTGTCTCCATCCACCACTCGGTTTATCTTGACCACTCGGAAATTGTAACAACTCTTCCGACTCGGTGGTTTTATCGCACCCATAAGGTTTATCCTCCATTATCAATGCACTATTTAGCACCTCTTCAGGAGAGGTTCGGTTCTGTTCCGCTTCCCAATTCCTGTACTCCTGTATCATTGTGTTGGGATTCAATGGAGATGTCGTTATTAATAATGGGGTTAGGATACCAATCATCATATTTAAAAATCCAGTATATAACGATAGCTACTGCTACTAACAGTATAGCACACATTATATTTATTGACCAGACTACATCACTCACTGCTCAATAAGAATTGATTCTAATGCATGAGGATGATCATGTAAATAGGGTACATCTTCTATAGCATCCTTTGCTGCTTCAAAAGCATCATTTGCATATTCACAAATCTCATGATGCTTCTGTTCACTATCGTGATACCCAACAGTATAGTGTTTCTTCATTGCCCATCCAAGCAATTTATCACTGATATTTAGATTTAGATACTCTAAGATTTGAATTGTAGTCAGGACTCCAAGAAATATTACCTGCCATAACAATTCTATCATCACAACCATTTGGAGGAACACTATGATATGTACAAGAAGGAAATACTACTAACGTTCCTTCTATAGGTTCTATCTCTCTACCACTGGTAGGAAAAACTAATGGTGATGATCCTTCAGGTGTGTTTAGAAAATATACCCAACTGAAAACTGAGGGCAAGTGCATATGAACAGTAGTCTTATCACCTAAATTATATCTTGCAAACCATGTGTTATGAAAATTTAAACCTTTAACCCAACTATTATCTGCATCAAAGTTCTTCATCTTTGGTGCTATCAAACTTGATATCCATTCATGCATTATACTAATATCTTTAGCTTCAATATTCCAGTCAGTCATATCAGCTTTGACATTAGTTTTCTGACTATTAGGAAACCCAGATTGATTCATTACCTCTAGTAACCTAGGTTTAATAAAATCATGTACTGGATAATCTTCAATTATAATATGTAATCCCTCCTGTATTATTTCTCGTTGCTCTTCAAACCAATAGGGTACAGTATCTTGTGTAGGAGAAGTTGGATCACTAGATCTCACATAACCTATATCATCTATACTTTCTTGTATAGATTTAATATCATGAGTATGAGTGTCATTCATAATTATCTTATAGCTGGTACAGGAGCTCCTCCATCATCATCACTATCATCATCTTCAACCAATTCTTCTATTCTATCCTGAAGTGATTGTTGTAGAAAATTGTCAGATTCTTTTACTTTATTATTAAACTCTTCATCAGGAGTGAAATTAACGACTAATAATTCATCTCCTGGTTTAACTTCTGCCAACTCTGGATGAGGTGGTCTTGTTATTTGCTTACTTGACTCTGTATACTTTATCTCTTTTGGATCTACTCCCATTGAATTCCACCCTCTTGCCATTGTTCTCACTGCCCAAACAAGGAGACCAAACCATATAATAGTAAAAACCAAGTCAGTAAATGGGTTCATCGTCTGGGTATATATCTCTGTGCTTTCTGTGCTGTATCTTGTATGAGTGGCATCATGTCACTCTCAACTCTATCTATAACATCATCTATAACATTTACATCTAAATCCATAAATGGTGGGATGATTCCTAAGATTCGTAACAATCCATCAAGGAATAATGCAAGACATATAAAACCAAGGATCATACTAATGATAGTTGCTTTGAAGTTATGATCTGCCATAGACTTCTCATCAATAGCACGAGCTTCTGCAAGAGCATCAGCAATCATTTGATCTACTTCTGCTTTAGTATAAAAATCTCCTAGTATTGGTATGTCATGTTTGTCCATGTTGGTTGTAGTAGGCTTTGTAGTAAGAGACGAGACCATTAGTAGATACCTGTTTTTTACACCAATCATCTGCACAATTATATATTGCTTTGTTGTTCTTTTTAGAAGAAAATTCTTTAAGCAATATAATTAACACTCGTTCTCTTAACTTAAGTTGTTCTTCAGTTAATTCACTCATGAGTGTACCTCGCATGTGATGCAGTCTGGACAATCAATATCATTCTGATAATTATGTAATTTGTGTATGAGATGTTCATACTCATCCCAAATATATTCTGAACCAGTTTGATCCTGATATACTTTACATGCCGTAACTAAACGGTGTATATCACACTCTTTGAATTGCATTTTCGGCATCGCATAATATACTAATTATAACTCTTCTGTCAAGAAGTCTAACAGAAATGTCAGGGTTTGTCAATCCTTCATCTTTCTCTGTGCCTGTGGTAAATTCTGCATACCTTTAATTGACTTCCTCATTACTATCTCTGGTCTGATATTTGCTGACATAACATACCTAGATTCATCACTGTTATTCTTTTCTGTTTTATGTCTTAACCATCCAGGGAAAAATATAACATCATTAGTTTTTACATCAATAGCTTCCCATTCCATACCATTCCAATAGTCAGGATGTAAAGGTTCACTATACTTATAAGCTTGCATTGGAGTCTTAATCAATAACCTACCACTGTTTTCAGGAACATTAAGATAACATCCCAATGCAATAACACTTAATTGATGGTCATGTTCTTCTGTCCACCCACCTTTATTGTGAACATTAATCCATGACTCTGATATATGAAGAGGTGCATTGGCTAATCTCCACCTCTCCATTATACGGTTTACTCTATCTGGTAACCACTTGGTAGTGAAATATTCATATTCTTCCCAAGCAGTTGGAGGTTTAAATGGTCCATTCTCATTACCCAGACCCATCATAACAACACTAGTAACAGCATCATCAATCTCTGGTGTCTTCAATTCATTATTGTCAATGATCATCTTTGATGTTGCCATCAAAGAATCTATTTTCTTTTTGTTCTCTTGAAATTTAAAATCAAAAGTATCTTTGAAAATATACGGAAATGGATTAAGAGAGTCCACTTAATTAATTTGCCCAAACTGTTGCCAATCATTTCCTTGTTGAGATGTTTGTTGCTGTTGTTGTTCTGGGTTCAATGATGGATAATCAAACTTTATATTCAAAGACATAATATATCTGTCTTGATCAGTTTCATTAACCTGTGTCTTATGTTCTAACCATCCAGGGAAGAAGAACACATCATTGGTCTTAACAGGTACTTCTATCCAATCTAAACCTGTTTCAAAGTATCTCATATCAACTGGTTCTGAGAACTTTTGTGCTGCCATTGGATTTTGAATCATCAAATTACCACTACCTTCTGGTACATTTAGATAACATGCCATTGCTACCTGTACATTATGGTGATGATGAGCATCAGTAAAAGCACCTTTAGGATGAACATTTAACCATGACTCAGCAACATACTTCAACATACTTTGCTCAAGTCTCCATATATCCCAAACAGCATCTACCATCTGAGGTAACCACTCATATGAAAAATGTCTCCAACATGGCCATTCATGTGGTGGAACATATCTTTCCATCTTCTTTGTTTCTGGATCCTCTTTAGCACATCCAAACAAGCAAACACTAGTAACACCACCATCTTTCTCTGGTGTTTTCAACTCATGCTTCTTCATAATGTGATGAGCTTCAGCTAGATTCTCCATTATTTGAGATCTATTCTTCTCAAATTGAAAATCATAAGAACTCCTAAACATATAAGGTGTTGGGTTAACAGTATATAAACCCATCTCACCAATATCAAGTTCCTCGTTTTTTAATGGTGGTTTAACTATTTCTTGTTTCTCTACTTCTTCTGGAGGTGTTCCTCTAGACCAATCACTAACTCCTTTAGGGAGTATTAAATTTGATTTTTTCTCCACTATAGGTTCAAGGAACCCAGGTGATTTTTTTCTTTTTGCCATAGTATAGCCAATTATAAGTTTATTATATCACACTTTAGCGTTTACCGCCATTCATTTGTTTAAGCATTTTCTGTAGTTCTGATGTAGAACCTACAAACATAGCATTGTTTGTAACCTTACTTGGACCTCTCTTCTCTTCATCAAGATCCTTAACCTTCTTCTGAAGATCCATAAGTTTGTCTGTCATGTCAGCGACCTGCTTCATGGCGTTCGTAGCAACCTCGTATGCTCTTGGATGCCCTGACTCCTGTGCAACCTCTAACGCCCCTCTGACCGCCTCCTGACCCTGATCTATAAGAGAGTATAATTCTGCCCTAGTATACTCATAGTCCTTCTCTCTGTCCTCTGTGACATCCTTAAGGTTTGCTTTCCTAGTAGTACAACCTCCTTCGGGTGTATCAGAGACATCAATATTGAGCATCTCTTCCATGTTATCTTCTAAACTACTCATAAGAATTCAAACCCCTCATTAAATCCAAAGTCATCATCAGCAGTTACTAATGCATCATCAGCAGCATCTATACTACCATCCTGATTAATATCAGTCTTCGCTTTGGGTGTGTAACTTAATTCAACATGACGCTTATTGACATTCTTATCACCAACAGATTCAATAATACGAGACTTACGGATAACATCTGCCTTGGTGTAAGGACCGTAGATCCAAGTCTTAGCAGTAAACTGCATTGAATAAGTTATACTACGTCTAGTAGTAAAGTCATCTTCCCAATCATCATCAAAGTCTACATTGTTTAAAACAATAGCAACATCTTTAACTTCATTCATATCAGGAATAAACTTGATACTCATACTAAATGATGGCTGGAAGAATGGTAATATCTGTTCTAGTATCTGAAGACCGTCATCTTGTGACTTAGCAATGATACCAACTTCAAAAGAAATATCATAAGGTACAGGTACATACTGAGTCTTTACCTCTTTACCATTATCATCTACTACAGTTCTATACTTTTGAGTAGCACTAGTTTTCCTTGCAGCATCATAATCAATGCCTGTCATCTCAAAGTATATCCTTGGTAAAGTAATAGCAACCTTCTTACCATCAACAGGATTACCTTGTAGTCTATATAAAAACTTTTGTTTCGGACCATATGCAAGAGGTACTTTCTCAACCTCCATTATTTGTCCATTAGCAATCTTCTTCAATTCAATATTGTTGAAGAGAGTACCAAATCCAATAACAGTTTTCCTAACTGCTTCGTTATAAAATTGCGTTCCTAACATCAGAAGCTACCTGTATAATTACCAAATTCACCAAAGGGATTCACTTCACCCCAATCAACAATGTCATCAGCACCTTCTTCAATCGCAGCATTTTGATCCCAGTCAGTG